CAAAAGCTATCCAACAACAAATGAATGCACCTGTTGATGAAACTAAAGAAGCTCCAGCAGGAACATATTTTACTAAGACAGGAAATCTTGTTAAAGGCACTTTAACAAAAGCGGCAAAAGAAAGAGGCGCAAGAGAAACTGATCCTAAAGATAAATCAAGATCCAAAGTTCCACCTATTACACAACGTAATAACGAACAAATGTCAAACAATGATAACCAAAGATTAATCATTGTAATGGATAACGGAAAGCAATACGATATTACAGATTTTAAAGGTGAAACTATTAAAGATAAATGGAATAGTTTTAACGATGCTGTAGCAAAAGTTTATGCAAAACGTAATACTCCTGTCCCAAGCTATGTGTTAAAAAAAGGTGGAAAAATAATTGCTACCGTAAAGAATAGGGGTAACGTATATAAAGAAAACTTTGCAGACGGCAAGAAAAAAGGCAAAAGCAGACCAGGGCGTGTAAAACGTTCAGGTGCTAGTTGTAAAGGAAGCGTGACAAGCCTACGCAAAAAGGCAAAAAAAGCAAGCGGCGAACGTGCTAAAATGTATCATTGGTGTGCTAACATGAAAGGTGGTCGCAAAAAGAAAAGGAAGAAGTCATGAAATTACGTGAATTATTTAAAGAAAATATAAGCGACAAAGATATACAAAGATTAAAACAAGATGCGGCACAAATAAAAGCTATGAAAGATTCAGGAAATGCGGATCTTAACAAATTGATGCCTATGATGAAAAATATGGCTTACACAGCGGCAAGAGCTGACATGGGGAGCAAACTTTTAGAATTTATGCAAAAAATGGCTGGTGCAATCAAAAAAGGAATAGATACTAATCAATATAGTCCGAATGATCTACCTACTATGCAAAAAGCATACGATAGTATTATGTCGCAAATGCCAGAATTACAAAAAATGGCTGCGGATAGTAAAGCACTAGCTTTACAGTATGGAAGAACCGACAGAGAAAAAGCATCACTTGACGATAAAGGAAATTACAAAGGAACAAATATAAAGCCTACTGCACAACAAGCACAACAATTAGCTCGTAATGAGGGAAGTCCAGTAGATGATGTAAAAGTTGGTTTACCTGCAGATTCTTACAAAGTTCAAAAAGGCGATAACATAGCTCGAATTTATAAAAAATTCAAAGATACTAACTTTAATGGATATTCAATGAGAGACGCGGCATCTTTGTTGATGGATATTAATCCAGAAATAAAAGACCCTAACATGATATATCCTGGAATGGTTATTAAGATGCCTTTCCAATATATGGACCCACGCACAAAAAGTAGAATGGACAGAGGTGCAGATTATGGCGAGAATAGTATTCCAGAAAATACAAATGCATCTTCAATAGCAACAGTGAGCGGTAACGTAGGGCCTATGCAAAGTCGTAATATGTATAATGCAGATGGTACAATGAAAAACGGAGCGGATTTTGGTAATTTGCTGGGCGGTAAAAAGAAATCAAAGAAGACAAAGAAAGCATAAATACTACTACAAAGTATTCGGAGATAAAGATGACTAAAAAACTAAAAGAAGGCGGCTTAGGAGATCTAGCTCATGCAGCTGAACGAGATCACGAAGTTCAAATGGCTCGTGCAGACTTGTACAAAATAGCAAAATATGCTATTAAGTTACATGATATGCTAAAAACAGTCTCCGAAGCAGAAGGTATTCAAGGTTGGCAACAATCTAAAATTACAAAGGCAGCAGATTATATGGGTTCTGTCTATCATGCAATGGATTACGACATGAAATTTGCTGAATCAAGATCTACAAAAAACATAATGAAAAGAAAAGTACAAGTTGATGAACAATCATACTTAAATTCCCTTTCCGAAAAAGTTGAGAGTAAATTAAAAGAAGAGCCTAAGGGCTTGTACTACTATGTAAACAAAAACAAGAAATCCGGAAAAACACCTCGTAAGAAAGGTGAAGAAGGAGCACCTACTGATCAAGATTGGAAAGATGCGGCAAAGACAGCAAAGAAAAACGAATCAGCAGATGCATTATGTCCAGATTGTGGCAAGCCAAATTGGCGCACATTTAACATAGGAGAAGCTGAAGGTAAAGAAAAAGGCTTAGACGGAAAGGCTTGCTGGAAAGGCTATCGTTTACAAGGCACCAAGAAAAAAGGTGGTAGAACTGTAGACAACTGTGTAAAGGTAGGCTAATGCGTGTATCTGAAGGTATATTCGACTTTTTCAAAAAGAAAGAAAAGACACTAGCAGACGATCCTGAATACAAAGGTTGGCTTAAGGTATACCTAAAAAATCCTGATATCGCTGAACTCCATAAAAGACACAAAGAATTTTTACAATTTTTTCAACAAACATCTGCTAATGAAGGATTTACAGACTTCGTACAAAAATATTTAGGTAATTTTTCAGGCGATGAAATGGAAGATGAATATATTCCGTTTATCAAAAAAAATATTTATAGATACGGAGATAAAAAAACACTAAAAATGTTAATGCAAAAATATCCTAAAATAAAACCAATTGATGCTAGAAGAGCTATGCGAATTGCATTGAATAAAGGGCCGGGCATTTGACAGATTTCTATAAAATGAGTTCTATGATGAAAGACTTATTTCCATCAAATCCAGAAGATGATAAAAAAGCACTTATGGACATGGTGAACAAAGCACCAGAAGAAGTTGCAACTAAAGATTATATAGCGGAAACTGCTTCTGTAAAAGAAGGTAGTTTATCTATGGACAAAGATTATAGCATAACTGATTTTGCAAAATTAGCAGGAGTTACAGAAGTACAAAAAACTGGTCCTGAAGGACAACTTAAGGCAAAGGATGCCTTTACAAAATCTAGTACTCCAGGAGGCAACGAGTCTCCACATCCTGCAAGAGATAAACTTGTAGGAGAAGAAGATAATGATTTGCGAAGAGGTGTAAATATATTGGATTTAGGTGATGATTCTGCATCACTTGTTACAGCAGGATTGATAAATGCTGTGCAAGGTGAAACACTTCCAATGGCACAACGAGAAGCATTAAAACCTTACGTTGGATTGTTTGTTACAATAATGAAGAATCCTAGATTATTATCGAGATTAAATGCAATGAAAAGAATTGTAAATAAAACTGATAAAGAAATAGACGAAAAAGCAGTAAGCAAAAAACAACAACAATTTTTTGGTATAGTTAGAGCAATGCAAAAAGGCGATATGCCAAAAGATGGTGAAGCAGGTAAAGTAGCCGGAGATATTTCTAAAAAAGATGCCAAAGACTTTGCAAGCACCAAACATAAAAACCTTCCTAGTAAGAAAACAGAATCAATAAAAAACGAACTATACAAATTACTAAACGCTAAAAAATAGCCTTTGTTAGCGTATCAACTTTAACTTTAACTTAAATACAACATGTTAAGGAATGACCTAAAAGAACAATATAGATTATTTTATATGGTCAAAGGCCACCTAAATTCATCTCCAGAAACAGTGATTGCAAGTGCTGAAGGATATTTCAGACGTCTATGGGCAGACGGAAGTAACGGCGCACCTTTATATGATTATAATGAAGATTTTGAAAAAGCCTGGGAAGAAAGCCAAAAAAACACTTGACATTTCCTAATTATTAGTATATAGTTAAACAAACTATAAAGGAGACATCATGAGCGATCGTACATACGGAGCCGAAGAAAAAGCTAAGTTAGAACGTCTTGTAAACGAAGGTGTTACAGTATTACAAGAAGTTGAGGATTTGCAACAAGGGTTAAAAGAAACTGTTAAAGCAGTTGCTGAAGAACTAGATATCAAACCAGGTCTTATAAACAAAGCTATTAAAATTGCACAAAAAGGTGATTGGGATAGAGTAAATGACGAATTTGAAGATTTAGAAACACTTGTTGTCACTGTTGGCAAGGACAAATAATTTTGAAAAAAATAAAAGACTTTTGGATACAAAGCTATCAATCTGATAAAATAGCATTCATGTGTGAACTAACAAGTTTTGTTTTCACTGTAGGAGCAAGTACAATGCTTGCAATGAATGCTGACGAACCTGACATGAGAATAATATATCCAGGATTTTTTGTAGGAAGTGTAACCGCAGTTTATGGTTACTATAGACGAACACTAGCATGGCCTATGTTACTTACAAGTTATTTTACTGTAGCTAATATATTAGGATTTGGTGTTGCTATGGGTTATTGGTAATGAATGATACTATTACATTATATTGGTCTCCACTGATAAAAGGCACTAGAAATATATTCGATCTATCAGATGATTTATCTGAACTTAAATATTTTGAACCTATACCTGTAAATAGAACATTAGATGTAAAAGAATTTTTGGGACCTAGTGCAAGTGTATGTCCAGCAATGACTGATGAAATGACCAGAACATTTGCAATTAAGGCCCCTATTGATTTTTATTGTTCGTATGACTATGAAAATGATAGTGCTACATTTAAATATGATTATGGTGATGAATTTAATAAATCATATGGTGGACCACCTAATCCAGAAGCAATACATCAATTAAGATATCCTGCTTATCTATTCTTTTCTGAAGAACCAGGACTTACAATAACAAGTTTGCCTGCATACTATGAAGATAATGAATTTACAAAAAAGTGTAGAGTACTATCAGGATCATTTGATGTAAGTAGTTGGGTAAGGCAATGGAATGTTGCAATAAAGTTTTTTGGAGATAAAACTATTGACATCAAAAGAGGAGATGTGTTATTATACTATAGAGTAAATACAAATAAGAAAATAAAACTAGTAAAATTTGATAGTAATAATACCGAAACAAGAGCAATGATGGAACGTTGTTTAAGTTTCAAACATTATAAGGCAAAGTGGTTTGTACCACATAAATTAGCAGAATCTTATGAGGCATTTACAAGGCATAAATTAAAAAGTAAAATGATGAAAATTATTAAAGATAATTTATATGAATAACGCCCTATGGCATGTAGATGGTTAAGTTGGCCACAAGCAACGAGGAGAAAAAATGAGTTACGTAGACGCTTTCTTTGATCGCGATCAAGATATGATCCGTGTAGTTGAACGCAAAGATGGTAAAAGACACTTCCACGAATATCAATCTAAATATACATTCTATTATAAAGACGAACGCGGCAAATACAAAAGTGTATTTGGTGATCCTCTAACACGTATTGTATGTAAAAATACAAAAGACTTTCGCAAAGAAGTTGCTATAAACAAGGGCAAAGAACTTTTTGAAAGCGACATTAATCCTATATTCCAATGTTTAAGTGAGAACTATCTTAATCAAGACGCTCCTAAACTAAACATTGCTTTTTTTGATATTGAGACAGACTTTGATCCTGAGCGTGGCTTTGCTGATCCTGCAGATCCTTTCATGCCTATTACTTCTATATCTGTATACCTTCAATGGTTAGAAACTATGGTGTGTTTAGCAGTTCCGCCTAAAACACTAACAATGGATCAAGCAAAGAAAGAACTTGAAGGAATTGAAAATGTAATGTTATTTGAAAAAGAAGGTGATATGATTGACACCTTTTTGACACTAATTGAAGATGCTGATATTTTATCAGGTTGGAACAGTGAAGGTTATGATATTCCGTATACTGTTAACAGGACAAGCCGTGTACTAAGCAAAGATGATACAAGACGCTTTTGTTTATGGGGACAACTTCCAAAAAAACGCGAATATGAAAAGTACGGTAAATCAGCTGTTACCTTTGACCTAATAGGTAGAGTACATTTAGATAGTTTGGAATTATATCGTAAATACACATATGAAGAAAGACACAGTTATAGACTTGATGCTATTGGTGAGGTTGAAGTTGGTGAAAACAAAGTCCCTTATGAAGGTACTTTGGACCAGTTGTACAACAATGACTTTAGAAAATTCATCGAATACAACATACAAGATACCGCACTACTGGACAAGCTGGACAAAAAATTAAGATTTATTGATCTTAGTAACGAACTAGCACATGCAAATACTGTTTTGCTACAGACCACAATGGGTGCTGTTGCTGTTACAGAACAAGCAATTATCAACGAAGCACATCACAGAGGACTACAAGTGCCAAATAGGCCGAGGCGTGATGATGAGAATACACAAGCCGCAGGTGCTTATGTGGCATTTCCTAAAAAAGGTTTACACAAATGGATTGGCTCTATGGACTTGAACAGCCTATATCCAAGTGTTATTAGAGCTCTTAATATGGCGCCTGAAACTATTGTAGGGCAAATACGCCCAGAAACAAGTGAAGCCCGTATACATGAAGATATGACACTTAAAAAGAAGAGTTTTGCAGGGTCTTGGGAAGGACGTTTTAGTACAGAAGAATATGAAGCTGTAATGGAACAACGAAAAGATGTTGCACTAACAGTAGATTGGGAAAAAGGAAAAGAGCCAGCAGGTAATACTAGTGATGTATTGAGTGGTGCTGAAATATACAAATTAATTTTCGATAGCAATATGCCCTGGATGTTAAGTTCAAACGGCACAATTTTTACAACAGAATTTGAAGGTGTGATTCCAGGGATTCTAAAACGCTGGTATTCAGAACGTAAGGAACTACAAGCACAACTTAAAAAAGCAAAAGACGCAGGCAATGCAATTGAAATCGAATATTGGGATAAGCGTCAATTAGTTAAAAAAATTAATCTAAATAGTTTATATGGTGCTATCCTTAATCCTGGTTGTAGATTCTTTGACAAACGTATCGGACAGTCAACAACACTATCCGGAAGAACTATTGTAAAACATATGAGTGCTGAAGTTAACAAAGTAATTACAGGCACATATGATCATACAGGTGAAAGTGTAATTTATGGTGACACAGACTCAGTTTACTTTTCGGCTTATCCAACATTAAAGACAGAAATTGATGCAGGAAACTTGCCTTGGAGTAAAGATAATGTTATAACACTTTATGATCAAGTAGCAGAAGAGGCAAATTCTACATTTGAAGATTTTATGTATGATGCTTTTCATTGCCCTAAGAGTAGAGCAGATGTAATTGCTGCAGGTAGAGAGATTGTTGCAGAAAGCGGATTGTATATTACAAAGAAACGCTATGCGGCACTAGTATATGACGTAGAAGGCTTCCGTTCAGATGTAGAGGGAAAGCCTGGCAAAGTTAAAGCAATGGGCTTAGACTTACGCCGTTCAGATACTCCTGTGTTTATGCAAAACTTTTTGAGCGAAGTACTTATGATGGTGTTGTTAGAAAAACCACAGGAGGAAGTTCTTGAACGTATAACACAGTTTCGCAAAGAATTTTCAGAACGTCCTGGTTGGGAAAAAGGTTCGCCTAAACGTGCAAATAAAATTGGACACTATCAACGTCTTGAAGAAAAGCAAGGCAAAGCCAATATGCCTGGACATGTTAGAGCAAGTATCAATTGGAATACACTAAAACGTATGAATGGTGACAAGTATTCACAAGAGATTGTAGATGGTATGAAGGTTATTGTATGTAAACTTAAACAAAATCCGTTAGGATACACAAGTGTTGCATATCCAACTGACGAATTGCGTATACCAGAATGGTTCAAAGAACTTCCGTTTGATGATGCGGCAATGGCTGAAACTATTATCGACAACAAACTAGACAACTTAATTGGTGTGCTTAACTACCCACTTGAAGATACTAAACAAAATAATACTTTCAATACATTATTCGATTTTGGAGCATAATATGAATAGTCCTATCAACAAACTGCAACAATTAATGATTATCACTGCTGAAGAATGTGGCGAACTCACTCAACGTTGTTCTAAAATAGTTAGAAAATACGGTGATAAAAGTGAAATAGAAGATGATCAAAGAAACAAACTTTTAGATGAAGTAGGCGATGTATATTGCATGATTGATTTGATGTGTGAACATGGTATTTTAGATTGGAAACATGTGTATGCTCGTAGCACTGCAAAGAAAGAGAAATTAAAAATATGGAGTGATTTAATTGACTAATTTATTTCAAAAAAAATTTTTTATAAGTCATGCAGGATTACCATTGAATTGGAAAATAGAATGTGATGCTCTTACTAAAGATGATTGGAAGGGAATAGCTCGTATGATTATGGACTATGAAACAAGACCTTTTGGTTCAGTTGAAGGTATACCTAGAGGAGGATTACCTTTAGCAAGAGCATTGAAACCATATGCAACTGTAGGTCCACCTATGATTGTTGATGACGTATACACTACTGGTGCAAGTTTTAAGGAATATTGTTATGAACATTATCGAACAATGTCTTTTGATTATAACCCAAAGTGGGTCGTATTTGCTAGAACTACTCCTGAAGATAGATCTGGTGTTAAAGCACTTTTTACAATGCCGGAGATGAATAATGATAAATGATAGTGATGTTTTATTTCCTCATGTAATATGGAAGGGCAATATAGATAATTTAGATAACAATGTTATCAAAGAGTATGCTTTAGAAAAAATAAAAAATAAAAGAACAAACCCTTTAATGAAAGATGAACGTCCTTGGGATAGCACTGATTTATTTTTAGAAGAATGTTCAGAAGTAAAAAAATTAGTTGATAAATTAAATGATTGTATGGCTTTAATATGCGAAGATGTAGGCTTCCATGCTGTACAACTTTATAACATATGGATTAACAGGAATCCGCCTGGTGTTGAAAATCCTGTTCATACTCATTTGCACCACGATGGTAGATTAGGAGCATTATTTAGTGGTGTATGGTATTTAGATGCAGATGAAAATTTAGATCAAGGAGATATTATTTTTGAAAGAAGTGATAAAAGCGAAATGCACATACCTAAATTACTAATAAAAGAAGTTACTTCTTATAATATCCCAAGAACACAATATAAAAGTAAACTTAACGATTTATATATTTTTAATAGTTGGATACCGCATAGAGTAAGTAAGAATAATTCTGACAAAGATAGATTTAGTATAAGTTTCAATTACGGAGTTTAAAATGAAAGTAGGATTTACTTGTTCAACATTTGATTTACTACACGCAGGACATGTAATAATGCTACGTGAAGCAAAAGAGCAGTGTGATTATTTAATTTGCGGGTTGCAAGTTGATCCTAGCATTGATAGAGCAGAAAAAAATAAGCCTATACAAACTGTAGTTGAACGTTACACACAATTAAAAGGGATAGAGTATGTAGATGAAATTATCCCATACGGCACAGAAAAAGATCTTGAAGATATATTAAGTATGTATCCAATAGATGTGCGTATACTTGGTGAAGAATATCGTGACAAAGATTTTACAGGAAAAGATATTTGTAGGAAACGCGATATAAAATTACATTTTAACAAAAGAGATCATAGGTTTAGCTCAAGTGATCTTAGGAGGAGAGTATGCCAAGAGTAGCAATTATAGGAAAAGGTACAGCTGGCTGTTTAGCTGTAGCATATTTTTACAAACAAGGATACGATATCACTTGGTACTATAATAGTAGTAAAAAAGCACAAGCTGTTGGCGAAGGCGCACAATTAAACTTACCAAGTCTAATGTACAAAAGTGCAGGATGGAATTTTGATGACTGGCGTGAAGTAGACGGCAACTATAAAATTGGTATCCACTATCGCAACTGGGGTGACAAGGGCGACTACTTTCATAACTTTTTACCGCCGCAGGTTAGCCAACACTTTAATGCTGTAAAACTACAAAATCTAATATTCAATTTGTATAAAGACAAAGTAAAATGTGTTGACGGAGATATAGAACACAAGGACATACCTGAAGATTATGTATTTGATTGCAGTGGTAAACCTAAAGACTATAGCAAGTTTAATGCAAGCGAATTTATTCCTGTAAACAGTGTACATGTTACACAGTGTTATTGGGAATATCCAGAATTTGATTACACTGTTACTTGTGCTAGACCATATGGATGGGTGTTTGGTATTCCTTTACAGAACAGATGTAGTATAGGATATCTATATAACAAAGACTTTAACACACTTGATGAAGTTAAAGAAGATGTAAAAAATGTATTTGCAGATTATGAACTGACGCCTTCGCAAGATACAAACAGTTTTAGTTTTGAAAACTATTATCGCAAGAAAAACTTTGAAGGTAATGTTGCATACTGTGGCAATAGCAGTTTCTTTTTAGAGCCTATGGAAGCAACTAGTATTCTTACAATGGAATGGATCATGCGTAAGGCAGACGATTTGTGGGAAGGCTATACAGAAGAAGAAACAGCTAACCAAGAATACCTAGATTGGAATCGAGAGTGCGAACATATTATTATGATGCACTATGCGGCAGGTAGTCGTTGGTTTAATGACTTTTGGACTTATGCAAAGACTAGAGGTCAAAACTGTTTGACTGATGCAAGAGGATATCCAAAGTGGAAGGAATTTGTAAATGCCGCACTAACAGGTGAATATGATGATATCAGTAAACAATACGGTGGCGGTTGGGCATACCATAGTTTTGCTGAAAACTTGGAAGGGTTAGGATTACATGGTTGATAAATTTATATTTGATGTAGACGGAACAATAACGCCTAGCAGAGGAGAAATAGACACAGACTTTGCAGTATTTTTTACAGATTTCTGTAGTGAAAATGATGTTTACCTAGTAACCGGAAGTGACAAAGAAAAAACAATTGAACAAATTGGAGAAGAAATTTACAGCCTTGCAAAGAGAGTGTATAATTGTTCAGGCAGTGATGTTTGGGAAGGTGAAAGGCATGTAAGATCAGACGATTGGAAACTTCCTATATCAACAAAATCTTTTTTGTTAGATAAACTTGAAGAAAGCAGTTTTCCTTTACGTACAGGTTTACATATAGAAGAAAGGCCTGGAATGATAAATTTTAGTATTGTAGGGCGTAATGCAACATTAGGAGAACGTAAATTATATGTCGAACACGACAAAAATACACAGGAAAGAGATATCATTGCGGCTCAATTTAATGAAACATTTCCTAATTTAATTGCAAGACCGGGAGGAGAAACAGGAATAGATATATCTCCTAAAGGAAAAGACAAAAGTCAAATTGTGCAAGATTTCCATCCAGATGATGTTTTACACTTCTATGGTGATAGAATGGATGTAATGGGTAACGATTATCCTCTAAAGAAAATTATAATAGATGCAGATTTAGGACATGCTATTTCGGTTACTGACTGGCAGGATACTTGGGAGAAATTAAAATGCGTATAATGCTAACAGGACATAGAGGTTTTATTGGCAGTCGCCTACTTCAAAGATTAACAAGAAATTATTCTGTAGTTGGATTTGACTTAGTAGATGGTTGGGATAGAGACCACTTCCTTAATAATCAGGATTTATACGATTGTGCTTTAAACGAAGAATTTGATTTGATTATACATTTAGCTGGCAAAAGCGGTGTGCGAGAAAGTATAAATGATCCAGCAAGCTACTGGCGTAATAATGTAGAAGTTTCTAAGAGATTGTTTGCAAGATATCCTAACACAAGAATACTTTATGCTAGTTCTAGTAGTGCATATGAACCAGATCTTAATCCATATGCCGCAAGTAAATATTGTGTAGAAGAAGCGGCTGAAAGATACGTTAACACATTAGGTATGAGATTTCATACTGTTTACAACAGCTCTCCACGTCAAGGTATGTTTTTACAAAAATTAATTGATGGAAAATTAGAATACACAACCACACATTATAGAGATTTCATACATTTAGAGGATTTGTGCGATGCAATAGAAATTTGTATGAAAAGCAAGTATACAGGCACAATAGATATAGGTACAGGACATCCATTTAAAATATCAGACTTTGCTCCTGATTTACCTGTCCGCCTAAATACACCATATGAAAGACAATGGACTTGTGCAAATATGGAAAAAATTAAGTCATTAGGCTTTAAACCTAAATATAGTGTAGAAAACTACTTGACTTCATTGAATAAAGATAATATAATAAAACTTGAAATAGGAGAAACCACATGAAAGACATTTTACAAGATATCGTAGCACATACACATTCGCTAGGATTTCTAAGTTTAGTTAAAGTAAGCAACGAGGAAAGTACTGCTATCGATTCAATGGCTGAAGATAGAAGTGTAATTTTATCAGCACAAACACATTCACCTGTAGCTGAATTTAAAGGTACTTTTGGTATGCCAAATTTAGATAAACTTGCACTACATCTAAAAAATCCTGAGTATCAAAAAGATGCAAAAATTGATGTTGTTGAAGCAGAGCGTAACGGTGAAACTGTTCCTACACACATTCACTTTGAGAATGCCGCAGGAGATTTTCAAAACGATTATAGATTTATGAATAAACAGATAATCGAAGAGAAACTTAAAACAGTTAAGTTCAAAGGAGCAACTTGGAATGTTACTTTTCAACCAAGTGTAGCATCTATTGCAAGAATGAAGTTAATGAGTGCGGCACATACTGAAGAGCCAGTGTTCAATGTTAAAACTGTAGATAATAATTTAGTTTTTAGTTTCGGTGATGCAAGCACACATGCTGGTGAATTTGTTTTCCAACATGGTGTTGAAGGAACACTTGCACATACATGGAGTTGGCCTGTAGCACAAGTACAAGCTATTCTAAATTTAGATGGTGATGCTACTATGAGTATTTCAGATCAAGGCGCAATGATGATTAGCGTAGACAGCGGTATGACAAAATACGATTATATTCTTCCAGCACAGAGTAAGTAACGGATGAATAGAGACTTAACTGCAACACAAAATGACTATGCTGTTTTTTTACCTGCATTAAGTGGCTTTTTTGCAACTTATGTCGGAAAGCAAAGGTTTGACGAATACGTAGAAAAATCACGTATTCCGTCTAACTTTACAAATGGTGTTGAAAGTCTAAACTATCTAAATCCAAAGCAAGGATTGTTTAATTATCATTTTACTTTATACAGTGCAGGACATGCCGAACTTGATACAAATAAACATTCACCAAAAGAAGACATGGTCCGAAACAGAGATAGGAAGAATAGCTGGATATTAGGTGATTCAGGAGGCTTCCAAATTGGTAAAGGTGTTTGGGAAGGCAATTGGAAAGATCCTAACTGCCCAAAAGCACAAAAGAAACGTGAACAAGTGTTGACTTGGATGGATGCCTATATGGACTATGGCATGATACTTGATATTCCGGCTTGGGTAGCTCGTTCTCCAGCTGGACAAAAAGCAACTGGTATAACAACATATGCAGAAGCAGTTGAAGGTACTTATATAAACAATGATTGGTTTATAAAAAAGCGAAATGGCAACTGTAAGTTTCTAAATGTTTTACAAGGTGAAACACATGCTGATGCAGAAGATTGGTATCAGAGGATGAAAAAATATTCAGATCCAAAACAGTATCCAAACGAACATTTTAATGGCTGGTCAATGGGTGGACAAAATATGTGCGATGTTCATCTTGTACTTAAACGCCTTGTGTCATTACGTTATGATGGATTACTAGAAAAAGGCGTACAAGATATAATGCATTTTCTAGGAACTAGTAAATTAGAATGGGCAGTACTACTGACTGATATACAACGAGCAATAAGAAAGCATCATAATGAAAACTATACTATTACTTTTGATTGTGCTAGTCCTTTTCTTGCCACCGCAAATGGACAATTATACATACAAAATGAAACTGCGGACAGAACGAAATGGACATATCGAATGGTGCCGTCAGTTGACGATAAAAAATATGCTTCAGACAACCGCTTGTTTAAGGACGCTGTTATATCAGATGGGATATTTAAAAACTTTGAAGACTCACCTATCACTTCAGAACTCAAAGTATCAGACGTTTGTACATATGCTCCTGGAGACTTGAATAAAATAGGCAAAGAAGGTAAAACTAGCTGGGATAGTTTCAGCTATGCAATACAAATGGGACACAATGTTTGGAGTCATATAAATGCAGTACAAGAAGCAAACAGACAGTACGATGCAGGAACAATTCCTAAAATGCTTGTACAAGAGCAATTTGACAGGGTATTTTTCAGAGATGTTGTGGAAGAAATATTCGCAACTGATGACAAAGAAAAAGCATTAAAGTTAATTGAAGAACACAGTCGATTTTATATGGCTATTCCTGGTACTAGAGGTAATGTAGGAAAGAAAACCTTAAATGCGGACACACAATTCTATGCTATGTTTGATGTTGGAGATGACAACAAAGAACAAGATGACGAACCTGTATTAGATGAAACAAAACTTGAGGATTTAGAAAATGAGCAACTTCACGGAGAAACACAATAAATTAGCAGTACATTTGCAAGAACTTTATCGGAAGCATCGAAAATTAGATGACGAAATACAGGATTTGTACAAAAGTTTTGAAAAAGAAGAAATTGTCAATAGATTGAAGACTAAAAAATTATGGTTAAAAGATGAAATATACCGAATCGAAAGAGAACTAAAGGCACTAGGATAATGTTTAATAATAATAGATTACACTGGACTACTGTTGCAACTGAAAAATTTATGTTGGCAGTAATTGGAATTTTAACAGTATTCGCCGCAGGACTAGATGTGTACCAAATGTTTTTAGTAAGAAAGATTGAACTTGCTGATTTATTCTTACTTTTTATATACACGGAAATAGTAGGAATGGTAGGAGCATATTTTATAAGTAATAGAATTCCTGTCACATTACCAATTATTATTGCAATGACAGCTTTGTGTAGATTAATTGTTCTACATTCAAAAGATGCAGATCCCTGGGTGCTTATTGCAGAAGCAGTGGCTATACTTGTATTAGCAGGTGCGGCATATTTAATGAGTGCTAAAGATAAACTTAGTTTAGAAAAGAAAGCGTTACGTGATGAGTAAAGACTTAGAAAAACAAATAAAAGAATTAAATGATAAAATGGAAAAATTACAGTTGACAATAGATCGACTTGATGCTAAACTTAGTAAACATATAGGGTTCATTGACGAAACCTATGAAGGTTTAAGAAATCCAATTAATGCGGCAAAGAGGTTTTTAGGGAGATGAAATTGTTTAAAAGAAAAGATACAAGGCCACATTGGGAAGTTATGGCTGATGATGGAATGAATAAATTTTTAAAATTTTGTATAACATGTATCTTTTTATGGATGGGATATCAAGTTGTAATTGGACTAATTGATAGGTTTGCAGGATGAAAAGAGATTACCAGCAAGGATCTTTAGACACTCCTATATTATTTGTAGGTATAGAAGTGGAAAAAACTCCTGCATATGGTATGAAGACATTATTTGTTGATGGTGTACAAGATATTGAAAATATTATGTACTACTATGCCAAACAAAAATGCGAACATATCTTTTTTGGTGCAAATCATAGTTTTAATCCAACCAACCCGGATCATTGGAACAAATGGGAATCAATGATTAAAGAATTTTTGAAAGAAGGATTTCTATGTTCTCTTGATATACCTATTCAATATGCAGAAGAATTTTTAGAAAGTGGATTAACTGAATACGATAATTTTATCCCACAACTTCGCGTTCCTTTGCCTTACGTGAAACAGTGGAATTACAACACAATGTTGAAAATTGATGATAAAGATTTTAAGGCATCTAATCCAGGCGTCTGGTGTCATAGACTTCATAATCTGTTAGATGAAGAAAAATTTACAGATTGGAGTAAATATGGGCTTGACAAAGTAATCAAATGAGTATACAATGACTAATAACAATATCGAACCAGTATTTGAAAAGGGTTATCCTAATTTTGATGCTGTTAACAAAACAGAAGGCTATTACGATTATATGTTGAGAGAAAGTCGTGAAGCAGATAGGAAAATATATATGGAAAATAAAGTACAAAGAAGTATATGGGTTACATTCAAAAAAGAAGGCATACACAAGTATCCAGCCGCATTAGAAGATCCAAAATTGGCTACAGGTGACGAATATGATGTAAGTTTTTTAGGTTATCCACATAGACATATTTTTCATTTTAAAGTACAAATAGAAGTACATCATAATGATCGTGATATTGAATTTATTCAATTCAAACGTTGGTTAGAATCATTATATAATGAATCTATTATTGAGCTTGATTATAAGTCCTGCGAAATGATTGCAGATGATTTATATAATCAAATTAACAGCAGATACCCAGGCCGGTTTGTTGTTATAGATGTTGCCGAAGATGGCGAAAACGGCTGTTCAATCACATATCCTAAAATCTAGATGCAAGGAAAAACACAAAAATGGATATTAAATTCAATCGTGAAGCATACGCAAAAGTTTTCAACGACTTGGAAAAGTTTAAAGACTATTGTCGATTTGAAGGCAAAGTCTTTAATGAAGCTGATTTGTATAAAAGCGAATCGTCTGTTTGGCAGGCGTATCAAAAGCATCAAGGCTGGTTGCGAGCAAAAGCACGTAATGCCGGTAGAAAGTTTAATAATCGGAGGAATTGATGACAATTTATATTGTAGACATTGAAGCAGTTGATACTAGATACACAAAACAATGGAAAGAGTATCTACCAAATCAAATGCAACGTGCTACAAACGAAGAAGTAAAAGTAATTAGTGGAGGAGAAGTACCTCAGGCGACTACGCCTGGGGCATTTCTCAATTTTGGCGGAACAAATGTATATAAATCAAATCAACTGCAACAAATTGCAACTATGTTCTGTAAAGGACACATAAATGACGGAGATTACTTTTTGTATACAGATGCATGGAATCCAACAGTAATACAACTAAAGTATATGGCAAGTTTACTTAAAAAAGATATAATTTTAGGCGGTCTTTGGCATGCTGGTAGCTATGATCCACAAGACTTCTTAGGAAGATTGATAGGTGATGCTGACTGGGTAAGAAATGCTGAACAGTCTATGTATGATTGCTATGATGATAATTTTTTTGCAACAAAATTCCATTTAGAATTATTTTCTAAGTCATTTAGAATTTCAGAAAATAAAAATCATATTGTTGGTTGGCCTATGGAATATCTACATAACAGCCTAGCACAATATAAAGGTATGGAAAAGAAAAATGTAATATTATTTCCACATCGTATTGCTCCAGAAAAACAAGTTGAAATATTTAAAGATTTATCGCAACAACTTCCACAGTATGAATTTGTAGTATGTCAAGAAAGAGAGCTTACTAAAAACGAATATCATAATTTACTAGGAGAAGCAAAACTTGTTTTTAGTGCTAATTTACAAGAAACATTAGGCATAAGTTGGTATGAAGGCGCACTTGTAGATGCTATTCCTATGGTGCCTGATAGATTAAGTTATAGTGAAATGGCACAGCCAGAATTCAAGTATACAAGTGAATGGACAGAAGATTATGATTCATACTTGTTACATAGAGATAAAGTTGTTAAACAAATAATCGAATATATGGAAAATTATGAAGACTTCTTGCCTAGTATTAGTAAACAAGTAAGTAAGTTAAACAAACACTTTTTCAGTGGTAAAAAACTTTATAGGGTGATTGCAGATGGGGAATGATAACGATTATACAATTACTATTAATAATTTAAGTGAAGATATAGGCGGATGGGCTAATAATCATACAATAACTTTAGATAATATATCTAATTGTATCAATGATACAGGAAGTGAATTTACTTATAATGTTCCTGAATATGATATTGATCTAACTCAAAAGAGTATTGAAATTACTAGAATAGAAAAAATGAATGAACATTATCCTGCACTTAAAAAAGCATGGGAAAATTTTTATGCAATCTATAAAATGGTAGATCAAGATTATATAGGTAATCACGAAAAAGATGAGGAGATTCCATTTTAATGCAACACACTATTGAACAATTAATACAAAAAATAAATGCAATGCATGATAAAGCAGTTGAACTACACAGGATAAGGAATCAATATAGCGAACTCTCAGGAAAAAGTTATGATAAAATTACCTGTAATCATATATTAGATGGCATACAAGCAATGGCTTTAGAAATTGCTTATGATAAAGAAGGCGATGAGATAAAAACTGAAATGGAATATAAAAAAAATGACAATTAAGAAACACTTTTATACTTGGCATGATGTTGAAAAAATGTGTATAAGCATAGTCAACCAAATGTATAAAGACAATTGGCGGCCTGATTACATTGTAGGAATAACTAGAGGAGGTAATGTTCCTGCTACTATCATAAGTAATTTGACTGGAATACCATGTGAATCTATAAAGGTAAGTTTAAGAGATGACAGTAAACTAGAAAGTAACACTTGGATGGCAGAAGATGCCTTTGGTATGTTTCAACAAGGACAAACGAAAAACGAAGGAAAAAATATTTTAATTGTAGATGATATAAATGATACAGGAGCAACATTCAACTGGATTGTAGATGATTGGGAAAAAAGTTGTATGCCAGGTGATACAGGCTGGCGTGATGTTTGGTGTGAAAATGTTCGTTTCGCAGTATTGACAGATAATGGTGCAAGTGACTTTAAGTTTATGGTAAACTATTCTACACATGAAGTAAATAAAAAAGATGAAGACATTTGGTTAGTTTATCCATGGGAAAATGTTGGCTTATATGCGTGACGATTTAATGGTACAACAACAGGTAGAAAATGTTTGGCAACACATGGTTGGTGTCATATGCCTGAATCTTACAGGTAGAAAGCAAGTAAAAGCAGTATTACCAAAGTTTTTTGCCAAATGGCCTACACATAAAGCACTATTACATGCTACAAAAAATGAAATAGAAGAAGTTATTGCTCCTTTAGGTATGCGTC